TGACATTGGTTACGCTATGGGGCAGGTGGCAGGCTTATGATTAGAGATTTTACCGTAGCAACTACTGCAATATTTGTCGGAACATACATTGCTATTATGGCTGCTGTAGTGACTGTAGGGGTGTTAAGATGAGCAAAGGTAAACGTCTTATAAAAACAAACAAACTCTGCCTTGCGAACGGTGATGAGTTCGACAAAACAGAGTTTGAAGTGGATACTGATGTCCTAGCTGGATTTATTAAGGTCAAAACAGAAGGTAAAACAATTTATGTTAATCCAGAGTTCATCATATCCTTTGAAGAAAGTAACTTGTCCAGAGTTATTTCTTCTTGCCGGTAGTTTTAGTCTGAGAGAGCGCGCTTCCAGCTACAGACTTAGATGTTTTGCTGTAGTTATTGTTTTTCAATATCTTGGATGCCTTGCTTGCTACAGATTTTGATGTTTGTTTTGTGTTTGCCATCATAAATCCCCCCTTTCTACATAATATTCTTAAGATAGTTGAGAACGATAGAATGAAAAGCAGAATATACGTTCACACTATATATAGTAATTATACTAACCATAGGAAGAGGTGTCAAGATGAACAAAATTAAACAAATTCGTGAACAAAAAGGATTGTCAAGGTATCAAGTCGCTAAAGCCAGTGGTGTTTGGTACAAGAATTTACGTGATATTGAAAATGGTAAAGACGTGACATTATCCACGCTCAGGAAAATTGCAGCAGCAATGAACTGTGAAGTATCTGATTTAGTTTAGGAGGAGCGTTTATGACAAAACAAAAGAAAAAGAGCTACCGAAGTAGCAGCTTCGATAGCTCAGGGTGGACATGTAAATTTTACGAAGTTTAGCGTCCACCTTCATTTTAGCAAAAGAATTGGAGGATTGCAAGCATGGATAATTTTGATGATTTAGTATATTCGATTAGATATGAATTAGATGCAATGCAGGAAAATCTGAATAACACAGATGATTTGGACGGAAGCGAAGCTAAAGTAAATGTTTTGCTGAAATGGATTAAAAACAGTGCAAATACGATTGAAAATAAAATTGAAGATTGGGGCGTGTAAATATGAAACTTTATGAAATTGATCAACAATTAGAACGGTTACTAGAACTTGACACTGAAAGAATGGTAGATACTGAAACGGGTGAGATATTAACTGCCGAGGATATTGATAAGCTGCAGATGGATAGGGCTGAAAAAATAGAAGGTTGTCTTTTGGTAATAAAAAATAAACTTGCTGAAGCTGACGCTATTGATGTCGAAATGAAAAAGCTGGCTGACAGGAAACGTAGCCTAAACAATAAAGCAATATGGTTACAGGAATATGTTGCTTCTAGTCTTAATGGAGAGACTTTCAGTACATCAAAGGTTGCTGTAACGTATAGGAAAAGTGAAGCAATCGAAGTCCTGGACATTGATAAAATTTCCCCAGAGTACATTAAAACTACTATTTCAGCTGACAAGACAGCAATTAAAAAAGCTATTAAGGCTGGCGAAGTAGTAGGCGGAGCACAACTTATAGAACGAATGAATATGCAGATTAAGTGAGGTGCGATACACATGGTTGATATATATAAAGCTTTATCAAAACCGCCTGAAGATGCATTGAAAATAATTCAAGCAGGTAATCTAAGGGGAAAAAGTGATATAAACCCACAATGGAAGATTGAAGCTATTACTGCTCAGTTTGGCTTGTGTGGTATTGGGTGGAAATTTGAAATTTTAGATAAGACTATATATCCATTAGAGGATAAACAAATATTACTGTATATGACTGTAGCTTTGTTTATAAAAAACGGTGAGAGTTGGAGCGAACCTATCATTGGTTGTGGGGGCGACTTCATTGTTCAAAAATATAAAACTGGACTTACGGCAAATGACGAAGCCTTTAAGATGTGTCTTACTGACGCACTTGGTAATGCTATGAAAAACATAGGTGTTGCAGCAGATGTGTATCGTGGTTTTTGTGATGGTAAATATAGTGTTCGAGAAAGACGGCAATCTGTTGAACCATCAACTACTAAAACAACAAATAATGTAGAAGCACCTACACCAATCAACAAAACAAAGCCTGCTTTCCCTGATGAAAACACTGGTCCACAGTTTTTGATGTGTCAAGAATGCACGGTTGAAATTAGCAAAAAAGTACATGATTATAGCGTGCAGAAATTTGGCAGACCACTTTGTATGAACTGTCAAAAGGCAGCAGCAAAATGAAGCTGACAGTTAAAGGGGTACAGACATTAAAAGGGATAGGGTACATAAATTTAGTAGTACCTGTCCCTTTATCAGAGGAAGAAGAAATCAATAAAATCGATCCTGAAAAGCAGTATGTTGTAGAGGTCAAGCAATGGCGCAAAGGGCGTTCTAACGATGCTAATAAATACGCTTGGGTATTGTGTCAAAAGATAGCAGAAAAGCTGTCAGAAGAGAGCTTTCACAGCAAGGAAGATGTTTACAGGAAGGCAATCAGGGAATGTGGTTACGGCAGAATATGGCCAGTGCCAACTGACGCTGTAAACAGAACTATTGAAATTTGGCAAAGTAATGGTGTCGGCTGGATAGCTGAATTGGTTGGAGAGTGTCATAACATTAAAGGCTATAGCAATGTAAGAGTATATTATGGCAGCAGCGCTTATGACACGAAAGAGATGAGCCGATTTATAGATTGTTTAGTATCTATGGCAAAAGAGAATGGTGTAGAGACTAGGCCGCAGGAAGAATTAGATGACCTGATCAGGGAGTGGGGCGTTAAAGATGATTCCAAAAATAAAGAGGATAAGACTTAAAGGTAAAGCACTCAGCAAGCTTTGTGAGGAGGTATATAACCGTGACAGCGGGTTATGTGTATATTGCTCTCACTATGTTGAGCCTGGAGTTAAGCCACACCATGAGCCTTTAAAATCACAGGGCGGACAGGACAGGCTTGAAGATATGGCAATGCTTTGTAATGACTGCCATTCCCTGCGGCATAATTCCGTTAAGGGCATCGTTATTGGTCAAAAGGTAAGGTCGTATTTATCTGCAAAATATGACCGCCAGGAGTAGGAAATTATGAATACAGGGTTTATTGCTTTACATCGAAAATTGTTAGATAGTCCGATTTGGCAGGTTACGACAGTTGAGCAAAAAGTAATTTTAATTACACTGCTTTTAATGGCAAATCATAGTGAGAAAAAGTGGTACTGGCAGGGTGAAGAATTTATTTGCCAACCGGGACAATTTATAACCAGCTTGCCTAATATCGTAAAAGCTTGTGGAAATGGGCTAACAGTCCAAAATGTAAGGACTGCGTTAAAAAAGTTTGAAAACATGAATTTTTTAACAGACCAATCAACAAAGACTGGAAGGCTGATAACCATAGTAAATTGGCAGGTTTATCAAGGGAAAAGAGATGTCGATAACAGACAACCTAACAGTCAGCTAACAGAGAGCCAACAGACACCTAACAGACAACCTAACAGTCAGCTAACATCTAACAATAATGATAATAATATAACAATGATAAACAATGATAATAATAATAACGCGCGCGAGCAAACCAAAAAACCAATCGAGGTTAACGAAAAAGAAAAAGGCTTTGAATTATTTTGGGAATTGTATCCGTCGAAACGGAAAAAGCCTGTTGCAAGAATAGCATGGATGAATATGCGTGTACACTCTGAAGAACAGTATGCCTTGATTAATTCTGCTGTTGAGCGATACAAAAAAACTAATCAGTGGCAGGAGGAAAACGGAAGGTACATACCTGATCCTGATACTTTTTTACAGGATGAACGCTGGACGGATGAGATCAAATTGCCGGAAGCAGTGCAAGCTGCTGACAAGGAAGCCCAAGAGAAAGCCGAATGGATAGCAAAGAACAAGGAGCGCTGGGCAGCGATACCTCCGGAGAAAAGAAAGTACAGGCTGGCTTGTTTTATGGGGCTGGACTGGGAAGAAGTGAGGGATATGCCGTATGTTGGAACTTAGAGAGATAACGGCAGCTTATGAAGTGTGGCAGGCGGCGGGACTAAAGCCAAACTGGGTAAGCGAAGATGCAAAAAAAGCTATCGAAAGGCAAACCCTGGAGCGGTATAAATACACAGATATTGAGATGTGGGGCGATACTGTTGATTATATCGCTGATAATAATAAATATGGGCCAACATGGGCAGATATTAATAACACCTTATCAATCCTACGGCAGAATAAAATTCGCGAAGAAAAGAAGGCTATTGAGCGTAATTCTAAAGCGGCGAATGAGTTTGTGGAGAAGTTATTTGCTGATCTTGCCGCAGGTAAAACATTTGGTGAGCTACGGCAGCCAATAAGCGATAAAGTTAGAGCTGCAGCAAAGAGGATTTTCCCTGACGCCGACGATAGCTTCTTGCAGCGTAATTACAACGATATCAACTTCATCGCAGACGTTGACCGAAAATGCGCTGCATGCATTAACACTGGTGATTGCCCGTACAGTGGACATCAGCCGTTTTTGAGGGTGGACAAAGAAAGCGGATTTACCTATGTGGTCGCTGATCGTGAACGGTGCTATAAATACCATCCGTTAGTGCCTGATGTAACACCTAAACAGTCAACACGTCGTCAAGGTGATTTAACTAAAGTTTGATTATAAGGAGCAAGGTAACTATGAAAAAGTATGAATTAACAGCAGAGTTTATAGAAAAATGGGGCAAGAAATTATTTAGGATTAAGGCTTTAATTAGCTTTGGAAGTGTTGAAGTTGGTGAACTTGGTGGATATGTGGAAAAAGAAGATAACTTAGCGCAAGATGGCAACGCTTGGGTGTACGGCAACGCTAGGGTGTGCGGCGACGCTGAGGTGTACGGCAACGCTGACTATTTATTGATCGGTCGCATTGGTAGTAGATTTAGTTTTACGACATTTTTCAAAAATAAAGACAAAGGTATAACAGTGTCTTGTGGTTGTTTCTTAGGGACTATTGCCGAATTTAGAGCTAAGGTTTCCGATACACATGGAAATAATAAGCATGCAAAAATATATAACCTTGCTGCAGATATGGCAGAACTACAGATTTTAGGCGAAGAATATTTTGACAAGCTGAACACTAATAAGTCAGAACCGTTTTGAGGTGAGATCATGAATTGCGATATATGCCATAAGGATACAACGGCGGGTAGTCACGTAACCAGAGGCCGATATTTTGAGGTGCATATTTGCCCGAGCTGCTTGATGTGGTCCGACGATCTGCGGGCCGTGAAGGCGCGGGAGATAATTAAAAACTTCAAGAATTTGAGACTTTTGGAAGATATTAGTATAAGTTATGAAGGGACTGAAGCACAATGACTAAGCGTGAAACAGTATACACATTATTATTTATCTTTGCTGCAGGTTTCCTATGGCAGCTCGGTTGTGCTTTAGCTGAGGTTTTTGTAGAGTGGCAGATCTGGAGATAAGTTAAAACGGCCGCGCATACTAACTATATACAAGCATAAAGGGAAGTATACCCCTGCGGAGGTGATTAGCCCGTAGGGGGCGGCCTTTTAAATATAAGGAGTTGGAAATAGTGAAACCAATAAATATAAAAATTATGATGGCGTTAATCGAAAAAGAACCAGGCGATCAGTATGTACCGGTATTGAAACCAGTACTTATGCAGATACTGACGGAACTCAAACATCTGCGTCGGAAAAATAGTCAGCTCGGCGGTAAAAATGCCCGGTTAAGGCGAGAGAAGAAAGCTCTAGAAATTATGTTATCGGCGGTAGTAATAAATGACGACGTGGAATGAACTGCCGGCACACCTTGCAAGTAAAATTCGTTCTGATAGCGTAACGGCGCCGGCGAATTTACCTGGGGCTGTACCTGTGCTGAAATATGGTAATGCAATAACTGAGGTTGACGGGATTCGCTTTGATAGTAGGAAAGAAGCAAAATACTATGAGGACTTACTTTGGCAGCAGCGTACCGGTGCAGTAAAAAGCATTGAATTACAGCCTGAATTTGTTTTACAGCCTGGTTATGAGGTTGCAGGTAAAAAGATAAGGCCGATTATTTATCGAGCTGATTTCAAGGTAACAGAAGCTAATGGGCATATATATTACGTCGACACGAAAGGGATGCGGACGCAGGTGTATCTGATCAAAAAGAAGATGCTGCTATATAAGTACCCGGATATTGATTTTAGAGAAGTTTAAGGTGGTGGAGTAGTGGAACATAGTTGTATAGATTTCTTGAAGTTGAGAACCATAGAATATCCTATGTACTATCAAATTACGGCAGAGTGCCAAATTTGTAAAAAAAGATCAATATTAGCTTTGAGTAAATTTTATTTGCGATTGATGTATGATGCTGATGCCGGATCCGTACAAGAGATTGGCCGACTTATAAATAGGTTTGATGAGAGAATAAATTTGTTTGAAACTTATTTTAATCAGCGAAGGCGGTGGAGTAGATGAAAGCGTATTGCTGTAAGGAGCGTGACGGTGATGGATACGCCGTTATTGTATACGGAAAAACAAGAGGTCAAGCAAAACGAGAAGGGGCTAGCGAATTAGATATTGATTTTTTAGATGCCAACGTTAGCCGATTACCGTGGGCGGACGAATACGGCAGTATCAATAATCTTCCGTTAAAGGTCTACTTTGAAAACGGGTGGTTTTGTGAGTGCTGCAAGTGCGGAAGGCGTATAGACGTTGATAGTGAGTATCCGGAAGGTACTTTGGGAAAATTTGACTATTTGTGTGACGAATGTAGAAAGGCGCTGTAAATTATGAAAAATCTTGAAATCAAGTACGTAGGATGGTGCCATGAGTGTAAATGCCTAGGAAGTTTTATTTGTGGCAACTGTAACCCTAATGAGAAATACAGTTTTGGTAGACCTTCTGAATTTATGCCTAAGGACAAAAACCGTTGGGTAAGAATGTAGGAGTAAACAATGAAATACTTAGACTATTGTTATTTATGCATTAATAATAGAAAGGCCAGTGAGTTGAGCGAAAACCCAGAATGTAGTAACTGTATTCAGCTTACTGTTATATCTAGGCCAACTAAGTTTAAATCGCGTAGGATTACTTGGGCTGACAGAACGGAGCTAGAAATACATGAAAACAATTAAATTGGCTAACGTAGTAGTACAGATACACGTTAGAGATGAATATTCAGGGCAGAGAGTACTATATTGTCCGTGGGTTAATTGCAAGCATTATAGTAATGGTGAATGCACTTATAAAGATAGTTATGGCTGTAATTGCTGTCGCTTTGTATTAATGAATGGACAAACTTATTGCCAAGGCTATGAGAGGGATGAAGATCATGATAGCAATTAAAGGAATGGATATGCCTGCAAACTGCGTTGAATGCCCATTGACATATCCAGTTGGCTTTTATAGGAATCTACCATTTTCTGTTGATAAGAGCAAAGGCTGCTGTATTCTTGTCTGTGAAATTGAAGATCCAAACATTAGGCTGATAGATTGTCCATTAATTGAAATAAAGGAGCATGAAGAAAAATGACAAAGAAAGAATTGATAGAGCTGATAGAAAAATACCCGGACGACGCAATTATCTCTTGTTTGGGAAGATTTTCAGGAGACTTGTTGATTTTTCGGGCGAATGACGTAATTTTTAACAAATATAAGAATGAAATTTGCATTGTAAGAAATTGAGAAAGGTGAAGAAATATGACTAAATTAAAACCTTGTCCGTTCTGCGGTAGCAAAGCTAAGATGGAAAGAACGCCAATTAATCCTTATTATTATGTGATCTGTACAAATCTAGAATGTGACGCAACTGTTGGGAGATTTCAGCCAACAGAAGAAGAAGCTGTAGCAGTATGGAACAGACGGGACGGCGAAGAAAAATGAATCAATTGTTTATAAGTGTTACGGTGCTTTGGATGATAGCTTGCATTGTAATGAGTACAATATCTAAATAGGAGCGTGAAAAAATGTATGAAATAGGACCGAATTTATCAATGGTATTAATGGCTATATTGACCGTAGTTTTTATAGCTGTTTTTGGATATTTTGGCACAAGAAGGTGAAGAAAAATGCGTGAAATATTATTTAGAGGTAAAGACAGTATCACTAAAAGTTGGGTATATGGGGCACTTGTACAACAACAGGACGACCCTTTAAAAGAAAAAGCGTTTATTATTAGTTATTCAAATTATCAGTTTGGTGATTTTTCAGAAGCGGTTATGCATGAAGTTGACCCTGAAACTGTTGGTCAGTGTACTGGGTTTGGTGATAAGAACGGCAACAAGATATTTGAAGGCGATATCGTCTGTATGGACGATTGGATACCACCATGTATGCAGGTAGCTTATGCAAAGGGAGCTTTCTACTTAGCGGAAATTGAAAAACCAGTTAAATATTATGGTGACATTTATTATTTAAACCATGGTGGGAAACCTTATGCAAAAGTTATCGGCAATATCTATGATGATTTGAGCTACTAAAGGAGCGGTGAATAATATGGAATTGATAGATAAAGATGCTTTAGTGGAATATTTAGAGAGAATGGGAAATGAAATATATCCAGGCAATGATGAATATTTTCTAGGACAGAAAACAGGTTTAATGAAAGTCGTTGGTGTTGTAATAACCTTTCCTGCAGTAGAGGAACGTGAGCAAGGATGTTGGAAAAATGGCTGCTGTACCGTATGTGGTGAATCTGCTGCAACCGATAGCCACTTTGACTTTATACCCGAGGAAGAGCAGAAATATTGCTGGAATTGCGGGGCTATTATGGACGGTGAAACCGAATGAACATACTAAAGATAGAAAGAGCAATAGCTTTATTAAAACCAATCGTTTGGAAAATGCCTGTGAATAAGAAAAGAGAGGCTTATATAACTTTATTGACAGCTGCTCAAAAGCAACTACCACAAGAAGTAAATTTGGTAGTCGAAGAGCATTTTATACCAAACTGTCCTTTCCCACAACAAATACCTAAAGGCTGGGCATGTCCTGTATGCGGACGTGAGGTAGATGATGATGCTCACTACTGCAAATACTGCGGTCAAGCTATATGTGATGATTAAGGAGTGAAGACATGAATTATCCTGATCTAATAAAATGGATATTTGAATTTGTATATGAACATTGGATATTAACGTTTTTGTTTATATTAGTTTTAAGAAGGTTTAGTATTTTTACAATAAATCTATCAGATAAGAAGGGCGATACAAATGTTATTAACAATAGAGAGCAAGTTTAATATAGGGGATAATGTGCATGTGCCTAAGGGAGAATGTAAAGTACTTGGTGTCAAACTAGATTCTAAAGGTATCTTATATTTGCTTGAAAGTGCAGACGGTACGAGAGAATGGGTGCAAGAATATTGGGTTGTTGAGGGCGAACAAGAACATAAACACGAAGAGTTTAAGGAGGCTATTTTGAACCAACTCGTAGAAGACAGCATAAATCCTTTTGGAGCATTATTTAGGCGATTAAAAAAGAAAAGCTAGAAGGAGACTGATATGCTAATAGAACAGTATATTAAGCATGTAGAGCGGTACTTTTGGGATCGTAAGCAAATACAAAAAGTTGTTGATGAAGAAAAAGAGCAACGTACTGCAAGGAAAGGGCATACGGGCGGTGGGGGTCATGCTTTTATTAGTAATCCAACAGAAACAGCAGCATTAAAAAACATTGAGCCAGTACGTATGATATCGTTTGGATATGGACCATATCAGTCGATAATAATGAACCCGGAGCTATGGCTTGAAGTTGTCGCAGAAACCTATAAGATACATGAGAATCAGCTTACTGGTAAAGTTATGTATCAAAAATATGAAAAAAGGAAGCCGATGAAAATAATTGCAGAATTAACCGGCGTAAATAGAGATACCTGTTATGAATTTCGTAAGGAGTTTCTCCGAGATGCTGTTGGTTTGGCATTGAAAAAAGGTTTGATAAAATAAAAAAGTTTCCGACATATTACCTGTTTTAATGAGTTAAAATAGTATTGTAAGTAAGTGGGCTTACAATAAAGCCATACGCAGTAATCCGCTCACTATCCGAGCAAGTGATAAACCGTATGTGCATATATTTGGCTATGGTGTTCGCCGTATGATGGCATATGATAGCTGCAATTTATCGTATGAATGATGCGGATAACTACCCATAGCCCCTACCGTGCGGCTAGCAGCAGTCGCATTGGTAGTGTCAAAACATCGCATGGAAGCCTAGTAACGGGATAACATGCAAAGGTGAAATGTTCAAGTTTAGCACTTGGACACTGCCCGTGTAGCTCAGATGGCAAGAGCGATTGACTTTTAATCAGTGGTCGCAGGTTCGAGCCCTGCCACGGGTACGGCATAGATGGGGAACACCTATCCACGCTTAAAGGTGCGTGTGTTGTTTGGGTAATCCGGCAACTGCCAGCCCTGCCGTTGGGGTAATACAGCGGCTTATTTATTGGAGTGTGATTAAATGTTAGTAAAAGAACTAATAGAAAAGCTCAAGGAAATGCCTCAAGATGCACTGATAGTAGTACCTGGCGATGGTGATTTTGCCGTTGCCGAGTGGGTAGAATTAGAAAAGGAAGAGAGCGCGGATCGCTTTATAGAAGATGCAAATCAAACTTCAGTGGTATCCATAACTTAATAATAGCCACTTAACTTACACAAATAATTTAGTCTTAAAAAGCCGATAAAACACGGTAATATATATCAGAATTTAGCATATAACTTAATATAAAGGCACTTAACTTCGGTTAGGTGCTTTTTTATTTACAAAGGTGGTGATAACAGATGGCTGCGCTAAAAGATCCAAGACAGGAGAAGTTTTGTAGGCTTATGGCTGTAGGTGGTAAAACACAGGAACAGGCAGCCATTGATGCAGGGTATTCAGCAAAAAGCGCAAGGCAGGCTGCGTCAAGACTGTTAACAAAGCAGCACATTGTTGACAGGGTAACGGAACTTCAAACGGTTACTGAAGAAAAAATTGCAGATGAACAGAAGAATATCATAGATGAACTTAGCAAATTAAGAAAGTTCTGGTTAGAAGTTATAGACGATAAAGAAGAGCGCATGAATAATAGGCTTAAAGCATCTGAGCTATATGGTAAATCGATAGCAGCATTTGTAGAGAAGCGCGAGGTTAGTGGTAAAGATGGTGAACCAATTACTTTTCGTTGGGCTGGTGATGATGGTTGAAAGTAATAACTATACCATACAAACCAAGACCTCTTTGGAAAGACATAATTCATCCTGCCCTTGATAAATATCGTTTCGCCGTTATAGTAGCCCACAGACGTTATGGTAAGACTGTAGGAATGATAAATGAGCTGACTAAGAGTGCTATCAAAAATACGCTTATAAGCCCTCAGTTCGCATATGTAGCGCCGTTTAGGAATCAGGCTAAGATGATTGCATGGAACTATTTGAAGTATTACACAAGCGCGATTCCCGGTAGAAAGGTAAATGAAAGCGATCTGTTTATAGAACTGCCGTCAAAGCATAAAAATGCTGTTGGGGCAAGGATATATATTATAGGCGCGGATAAGCCTGATGCGTTGCGCGGTACTTACTGGGACGGCGTTGTGCTTGACGAATATGCTCAAATAAAGCCTGAACTATGGGGCGAAGTAATACGGCCGGCGTTAGCTGACCGCAAGGGCTTCGCTTATTTTATCGGAACACCTAAAGGGCAGAATCAGTTCTATGAGATATACCAAAGAGCGCAACGCAGCGAAGAATGGTTTACCTGCCTTTATAGAGCTGATGAAAGCGGTGTGTTGGATGAAGCAGAGCTTAAGTCGATGATGGAAGATATGACGGATATAGAAATACGTCAGGAGCTTTATTGTGATTTTACTGCATCGGCTAGTAATGTCGTCATCCCTATTGATTTAGTTACAGAGGCAGCACACAGATTGCTTCAAGAAAAAGACGTGCAGGGAGCTCCAGTTATTCTTGGCGTTGATATAGCCAGATATGGTGATGACAGATCTACTATTTTTAAGAGACAGGGACTATGGGTAGATGAGCCTTTAGTTTACAAAGGTCTGGACACTATGGATATGGCGGCAAGAGTTATTGATGCGATAATCAGATATAAGGCCGATATGACTTTTATTGACGCTGGAGTCATGGGTGCTGGAGTTATAGATCGCATTAGGCAGTTGGGGTACAACAATATCAGTGAAGTCTACTTTCAGGGCAACGCACTGCATGAACAGCGTTTTGAAAATATACGTGCTGAGATGTATTTTAAGATGCTTGAATGGCTCAAGTCTGGCGGCGCTATACCTGATATGCCGGAATTAAAAAGCGAACTTAGTATCGTAGAGTACAAGTTTAGTAAACGTGGCAAAATCATCTTACAGCCTAAAGAAGAAATTAAGGAAAAGATTGGTAAAAGCCCCGATCTTGCAGATGGTCTTGCTCTGACTTTTGCAAGGCCTGTTTATCCAAGGTTAAAACCGGGTGATCCTGGGTATGGACGTAAGATGATGTGTAATACAGAATATTCGATATTTTAAGGAGCGATAACAATGGGAATTTTCAAGAAAGTATTTGGTGGTGGCAGTATTAGAATGCCTGAGGTTGTTGAAACGCCTCCGGCTCCTACGACAGTGACCAGTACAGAGACTGGAACAGAAACAGATCCGGCAAAGAAAAATAAAAGGCGCGGGTTTGCTTCCACTCAAGTGTCTACTGATCGTAATACTATTGCAGGCAGCAGTTCTGGAAGAAAAACTTTAGGTTAGGAGTTTGAAAATGGCTAAAGCTAAAGTAAAGCAGAAAGAAATTGAAACAATTGCGGCACGAGCGCCTGCGGAAACGCACCCGTCAGACGGACCATCTTTAAAAAGCCACTGGCCAGAAAAAAGAAAATTAGTTAGAAAGATGCGAGATCTTTATGAAAAACGGCTTGATTATGAAATCCGTTGGAAAGAGATTAGAGATTATCAGCTGCCGTTTATAGGTGAATTTGATAATACGGCTGACAAAACTAATCCTGCCCGCAGACGTGATTTGAAAATAGCCCAGGGGGTTGCATGGCTGGCTGCACAAATATTTGCTGCAGGCGTAATGAGTGGTTTAACTCCGCCTAGTCGCCAGTGGTTCAAATTAGGCTTTAGCAATAGCGCTATGAGTGGCGATATTGAAGCTACAAGAGTACTGGACATAAGGCAGGAAATTGTAGCCGCGGTGCTTTCAAAAAGTAATTTTTATAACAGTATACATTCAGTATATCTTGAATTGCCATTTGGACAATGCCCAATGGCAATTTTTTATGACCCAAATACAGGCATTAGATGCGTTCCTATGACTATAGGGACTTATGCGCTTGGTGTAGATGGGTTTGGAAAAGTACAGACATTCGCACGCAAGTATGAAATGACATTATCACAGATTGTAGATTGTTTCGGCAGTGAAAGTTTGCCGCAACATCTGCAGCAGCAGGTAGCCAATGGCACCGGACTTGATAAAAAACATACTGTAAATTGGCTTGTAGAACCAAATGACAAACGGCTTCCAGGATATATGGATAGGTTGAATATGCCTTATAGGTCAGTTTATTGGCTTGATAAGTCACAGGATAATGAATTTCTATATGTAGGTGGATTCGAAGAATGGGCTATACCAGTTGCAAGGTATCTCGTCAATGGTCTTGAGCCGTATGCCAAAGGACCAGGGTGGTTCGCCGAAGGTGACAGTAAGTCTCTTCAAATGATGAAAAAAGACTTGCTGACAGCCATTGAACTTGGAGTTAAGCCACCGATGAAAGGCCCGGCTTCGCTGCTGAACAATGGTGGTATCAATCTTATCCCTGGAGGAATGACCGCTGTAGACGATCAGACACAGCAGTTTGTTCAGCCGCTATTCCAGATCAATTTAGATATTGACCATGCTTCACAGGAGATCATTCGCACGGAGGATGCAATCAAAAGGCATTATAGTGCAGATTTGTTCTTGATGCTGGATAGTGTAGATAACGGGCAGATGACAGCACGTGAGGTTATGGAGCGCACACAGGAAAAATTACAACAACTTGGTCCTGTGGTGGAACGTCTGCAGGATGAGTTTCTAACGCCAATCATTGTAAGGATATATAACATCCTTGAAAGAGCAGGAGCTTTCCCTCCGATACCGCCTGAAATTCAGGACCGCATAAGTAATGAGGATATCAAAATTGAGTATATTTCTCCGCTGGCACAGGCACAGAAAATGAGTGGGCTTGTTAATATTGAGCAGGCTCTTGCTACTACGCTGCAGATGGCGCAGGCTTGGCCAGAGGTGCTAAAAAAAGTTGATCCTATTGGAACTTTGTCCAAATATTTTGAAATGCTTGGCGCTCCTGCCGCTATGCAACGTAGTGATGATGACGTTAAAAAGCTCATTGAGCAGGAGCAGCAGGCGTTACAAGAGCAGCAGCAGGCACAGGAAGCAATGGCTCTTATGCAGGCAGCAGCACCGGCAGCGCAGGCTGCAAAAAACATGACTGAGGCTGCAAATGACGGAAATCCGGCAATGGCAGCTTGGCTTGGTATGGGAGGTGGTGCAGGTGGTGTATAAGTCGATTACAGACCAAAACAGCAGGCAAGCAAAATTGCAGGAGTTTTTCTATAGAGAACTTCAAAAACGCGATCAAGATGCGCTGCTGACCATCTTAAATAGCGAAAGCGGACGCTGGTTTTTAATGCGGTTGCTGGACAAAACAAAAGTTAATGCGGATAACTTCACTGGTAATTCGCAGACCTTTTATAACGAGGGCATGCGAAAAGTTGGTTTATTGATCCTAAACGATATTCAAAATCTTGGTATCACTGGAGTAAAGCTCAAACAAAAAGCTGAGCTTGAATATATAAATACTCAAATCAAGGCACAGAAAATAGTTGCCGAACAATTGGAAGGAGACGATGAATAATGGAAGATGAAATCAACACAAGTGCCAACGATAACACGCAGGGTACAGAAACAGTTGAGCAGCAAGAGGACACACAGCATGAAACACAATCTCAGGATACCCTTCTTGGGGGTAAAGCAGAAACCCAATCTCAGGAAAACGCTGAACAGATCGCTTATGACTTTAAAGAAACTGTTTCCGCTATGGGGGATTTTGAGTTCAGCCAGGAAGAAAGCGATAAGTTTGTAGAGGTTATTAAGGATATGGGACTTAACAACGAGCAGGCGAACGCTATCGTTAAGTCTGGCGGTGAGTGGGGGAAGGGTATTGCAGAAGCTGCTATGACCGCTGTTATCGAACAGCGAAATGCAGAAATCCAAAACTGGGGCGAGACGGCAAAAAAAGAGCTCGGAACAGAGTTTGATAGTACAATCAATCTTTGCGGTCTTGCGGTGGAACATGTAGAGAAAGCTGTTCCGGGTATCAGACAGGCATTAAACGAAACAGGCGCAGGTAACAGAATTGAAGTTATCCGCGCTTTTTCTATGCTCGGAAGGCTGTTGGAAAGCGATCCTGGCAAAGGTGTTGGTGCTCCTGTTGCACAGAGGAATAGTCTTGAAAAATTCTATGACAAAACAGATTTTACTAAATTAAAATAAGAGAGGATGAATGAATAATGGCAGTTTTAAATCAACTAGCTTATACTTTGGCTGACTGGAGAGGTAGACTCGATCCATCTGGGAATGTAGATGATATCATTGAAGTCTTATCTCAATCCAATCCAATTTTAGAAGAAATGACCTTTATGGAAGGAAATCTTCCTACTGGCATCGTGACTACTCAGCGTACAAAAGTTCCTGAACCTTCTATCCGCCGTATTAATACCGGTGTTCCTTATAAAAAGAGTGGGGTAAAGCAAATCAACGATACGACTACTTTATACGAAAACCGTAATAAGATGGACGTAGAGCTTTTGCGTTTGCAGAATGACCCTGCTGCTTTTCGCTACAGTGAAGATTTAGCATTTGTAGCTGGCTTTGGCGACCGTATTGCTAAAGATGTTATTTATGGCGGACTTAGCGAGGTTCCGGATGAATTTAACGGATTCGATATCAGACATCGTTATTTTGGCAATGGTGATGATCCGACAGCTGAGGGTTATACTACTCTTAATGTTGGCGGTGGTTCTAAGAATACCTCTATTTACTTCGTAAACTGGGGTGAGCGTACCTGTTCTGGCGTGTTCCCTAAAAATGGCAGCGCTGGTCTGAAAAAAGAAGATCTGGGACAACAAACTACCATGGCAGATGATGGAACTGAATTTGAAGCAATGATTACGAAATGGACCTGGAATGTAGGGCTGACTATTCGCGATTACAGAGCTGTCGGAGCTATTCGTAATATTGATGCAGCACAGTTTGCATCTGCAACTTCTGCTCAAAAACAGAAGATTATTGAAAATGTTATTCGGGTCCATGACCGACTGAGAAACCCTGACAGTGTTATGATGTACTGCTCTCGCAGCATGTATACGCTGTTCAAGTTGTGCTTGATCGATAAAAATAATGTCCATGTTGAGATGGAAACGCTGGCTAATGGCATTAAAGTATTAAATGTAGATGGCATGCGTGTGCGTAAACTTGACTGCATTCGTGAAGACGAAGCTAAAATTGAAGCATAAGGAGTGAAGAATAATGAGATTAGACAAGGAAAATATTTTCTTTGAGAAACCTGCTGCAGAATTAGTTGATGGTGTTCTCGGTGATGTTATCGCTATGGGTGGCGGTGACAGCATTAATCCGATGTGGCTTTATGTAGGGCCGAAGCTTGAAAGCGGCAGCGTTGCTTTGACATTGGAGACTGCTGATGATGAGGAGTTCAGCGAGGCTGTAGCACTGGGAAGTTTTACACTTGACGAAAAGGCACCTGTGAGAGCTAAGGTGCCTTTGGGAGTAAAAAAATATCTGCGCATTAAGGCCAGTGAATCCAGTACTCCTACTAATGCAACGGCTGCTAAAATTGTTGCAGCTCTTGCTGTGGATGTTGATTTTAAATGATTTTATATAGTAACGGCAAGACGGTTATACCTGGCAGAAGGCTTGAAGATATGTCAGCCAATGAATTGAGAGTTAAGCTCTATAATGCTGATATTAAATATCCGGTAAATGCCAGCAAACAAGATTTAATCAGGCTTATTAGAGAAAATATTAAATAACACCTATATAGTCATGTGACGGCTATGTACAAGCACTTAGGGACGTCTTAAAGGCGTCCCTATTTTAATAAAGAGGAAAATAACATGGAGGTGTTTCCGTGATGAATAATACAGATATTTGTAATATGGCCTTGGCTTATTTAGCCAAAGGCCGCATTTCTTCTATTGATGAGAATAACGAACTTGCAAGGCAGTGTAAGTTGTTTTATGACCATAGCAGAAAAGAACTATTGCGAGAATACAGTTGGGGATTTGCTAAGAGGATTATCAGACTTGCAGAACTGGATGCTTTAAATCCTGATTGGAAGTATGTGTATGCATATCCAGAGAAATGTGTATGTGCAAGGCGCATATTTAATGAAAAAGAAAATGTAAGCAGTTTAGAGAGGGACAAGTATGATTTGTTCTTGGTTAACGACAATACGCAGGCTATCGGCTGCAACGTATATCAGGCATATTTAGAGTATACTTATGATGCAGAAAATGCAGAACTTTTTAGCTCGGATTTTACAGAGGCGCTGGCAAGAATGCTGGCCTTTAATATTTGCTTGCAGTTAAATGGTAATGGAACTATCCAACAAACACAGTATCAGCTGGCACAGGCTGCATTAAGCAGAGCAAAATATACCACAGCAGCTGAACGTCAGGATAAGCTGGATTACCCTGACAATTATTTCGCTGCGAGGATGTGATATTATGGCTAGAGGAAGCGGACCGAATCCTTTTTATGTACTGCAGCCTGCATTTACTGCAGGTGAGATATCTAATGCTGTTGCTAATCGTGTCGATTTGGATAAATATCAATATGCTCTTTTGACTGCTGAAAATTGTTATATTCGTCCTTATGGTCCTGCGTATCGTCGTAGTGGTACGGTTTACTGCATTGCTACCAAATATGCTGATAAAAGGTGTATTCTGGCTGGATTTAATTTTACTGATGATATTAATTATCTGCTTGAAATAGGCGATCAGTATATTCGGATCCACAGAAATGGGAAGTATTTAGGGATAGAAATAGTAACGCCTTTTACAGAAGCTGATTTGGAAAAATTGAGATTTGCTCAGTCAGCAGATGTTATATATATCACAAGCGGGAATTATCCGGTAAAACAACTGGCTAGATATAGCGAAGATGATTGGAAGTTTGGCGATTTTGAAATTACTCATGCTTATTTTGAAGATGAGGTAACTATGGATTTGGTTGAGAGTACTGTTTACACGGCGCCTGGCAATTATACGTATACAGTACCGAAAGCTGGCCGTTATACAATAGAAGTAGCTGGTGGCGGTGGTGGCGGCAGTGGTGTAGCCAGAAAAGCAAGTGATAAGCAAAGTTCAGGTGGCACAGGTGGTCGTGGTGGTTTTTACAGTTTTGAGATGGATTTGACCGAAGGTGATAGTTTCCCTGTAACTGTGGGAGCTGGTGGCAAAGGTGGTGCTGTGCATTATGGAGCTGGTGACGGTAATGCTGGTGGCAACGGTGGAAGCAGCAGCGCTTTTGGTTGGGTAGCTCAAGGTGGTGGTGGGGCTACTGCAGCGTATTCGGAAGAACATGGTGCAAAGAACGGAAGCGACGGAACCAACTATGGTAATGGTGGCATTGGAGGGAAGAAAGGTGTTGCTTATGATGAAAATAACCTTTCCGGAACAGATGGCTCTAACGGCTGGGTTACTATAGCGTTTCAGGATAATCCAAAGGTTACGCCGTCCAGCACAACAGGTACTGTAACCATTACAAGCAATAGACCGATTTTCAACGAAGGGCTGATTGATGGTAACATCAGGCTGACGCACGAGGTAGAATCTTTTTCAGTAGAATTGAATTTGAAGGACAATGCTACTGGAACTACTGGCGCTGTTGTAGTGGGAGAAAGTTGGAAAGTTATTTCTGGCGGTTCCTGGACCGGAAGTTTCCAAATACAAAAAAGTGAAGATGGTACTACATGGAAAGAATACCGTAAATATTCAAGCACAAACAATTTTAATCCTACTGAAAGCGGGACAGTAACAGACACTACCTATTTGAGAATAGAGGCGTCTATAACGAGCGGTGATTTGACTGTAACACTAACCGCTCTTCCTTATACTAAAGATGGTACAGCAAAAATAATTAGCTATATCGATGAATATAATATTAAGGCAATGGTAAATGAGCCGTTTGGGTCTACCGAAAGTACAACTACTTATGCTTTCGGAGCATGGGACAGCAATTTCGGCTATCCAAAAACAGTATGCTTTTTTCAAGACAGACTTTGTTTTGGTGGAAATAACAAAAGGCCTTATATGGTTTGGATGTCAAAAAGCGGGGATTATCCTAATTTTGGCGTGGAGAAGGTTAGTGGGACGATAACGGACGACAGTGCTATTGCTGCATCATTTATCAGTAGAAAACAGTTTGATATTTTACATTTGATCCCATCTGTTGACCTTCTTGTCTTAACACAAGGGAACGAATGGATCGTTTCTGGAAGCGAGGTTGTAACACCAACAAATATCACACCCAAAATGCAAACTACGAGAGGCTGCAGTAATTGCGAGCCACTTACAATCGGCAATAGGATTGTATTTGTACAGGGACGTGGTTCGACAGTTCGTGATATGGGCTACAGCTTTGAAACAGACAGTTATGGTGGCATGGAATTAACAATACTGGCAGGGCAAATTATAAAGGGGCTTTCTATTACCGATTCAGCTTATAAGCAGGAGCCGGACAGTATAATTTATTTCGTGCGTAGTGATGGCACGATCGCTTGCCTGTCTTATATAAGAGAGCAGGAAGTATACGCATGGTCCAGGATCATTACTGACGGCGAATTTGAAGCTGTCGTGAATATTCCAGAAGGGGACGAAGATAGTATCTACGCTGTTGTAAAACGTGTGGTAAATGGAGAGACGGTTCGCTATATTGAACGCTTTGATAATAATTATGATGGTGACAATCCGAATGATTATGTAATGCTGGACTGTGCTAAAAAATACGATATGGAGGAAGCAACAGATACTTTAACAGGACTGGGGCATCTTGCCGGTAATACAATTTCTGTGTTGGGAGATGGACGTGTATTGAGAAATTATACGGTGCAGGATGATGGCACTGTTAAATTGCCGATACAAATTAAACGTGCAGTTGCAGGATTACCATATACTATGAATATCGAGCTTCCAAACATTGAAATCCAGTTACAGGACGGAACTATGCAGGGAAGATTTAAACAGGTCTCAGAAGCGATTTTACGAGTTGAGAATACTCTTGGCGGTGAAGTTGGCACCGAATTTGGGAATCAGGATGCTATCGCCTATGATGAATTTAGTATGACTGAAAATATGAAATTGTATAGTGGAGATAAAAAGGCTACTCCGCCGACAGGAGGGTTTGATCGAGACGGAAGGCTGTGCATTACAAGCAGTGAGCCGTACCCATTTAATTTATTAAGCGTAACAAGGCAGGTGACATTTGGTGGCTAAAAAATACAAGGTTGAAGTAGCGGATGTCGATAATGCAATAGAGATTGCTGCAGCGTTGCTGAAAGATTTGCGGGACAGCGACAGGCAGGAATTAGAAGCATACGATGAAGATGCAGTAATGCTGATTGCCGGTAGTATTGAAAATGCAGAACATTGTTATATTTACAGGGATATGAAAGATAATATTCTTTGTATTGTAGGGTTAGCTGCTGTTTCCAGTGTTCCGGGCAAAGAAATTTGGATGTTGGGGACAAAAAGGATAAGCTGTTTCAAAAAAGAGCTACTTATTTGCGCTGCAAGGCTTCTAATCAAGAAATGGGTGCAAGAATATGGACGGCTTTATAATTATGTTTATAGTGGCAATTCTGCTTCGATACGGTGGCTTGCTAGACTTGGGGCAATGTTCCTGGCACCGATAAAAATAAAAAAGAACGGAAAAGAGTTTCTTCCGTTCGTAATTGAGGAGGGGAGTATATAATGTGTATAGATCCAATGACATTAGGTATAGGGCTTACAGCATTACAGGGTGTATCTGCCATCTCGTCTACAAATCAGCAGGCTAAGGCACAGCAGGCGTATTATGATGCGCAGGCACAGGCTGCAGAACAAAATGCTGATATTCAGGCAAAGCGTGGTGAACAGATAGCAGAGCAATATGCTTATGAACAACAAAAGCTCAATGATAGACGCCGTATTGCGGCAGGTCAGCAGGCGGCCGCATTTGGTGCTGCCGGTATCAGCGGGGATATGGGTACAGCTCTTGACCTTAGTGATTCGAGCTTTAGAGCATATAGAAAAGACAGTAATCAGCTTTTAGGTAATCAGCGTAACGACCAGTGGAGCAACTATCTTGGTGTAGTGAATTATAAAAATCAGGCTAATGCGGCAAGAGCTTCTGCTTACAATGTTAAACAGCAGGCTAAGCAACAGAATATGGGTACTATTCTTGGAACGGCTGCGAACATTTTCAGCGTATATAACAATTTTGGCGGGAGCGGGAAAACTGGCGGAGCAGCCCAATCTTATGGCAGAGGTGGTAATGGTTATGGTTGGGGTAACAGCGGTAATCTGACCTTTGGAAATTATAATCCCAAAAAATATGGGCTATACTATGGTAGTTTATTTTAACTTGCATTGATATGAAATGTATTATATAATAAACGAAAAGAGATAGCTTGACGGGTAGTAGCGTCGGCTCATCTTGTAACAAATAGTACTTGAAAACGAGCCCGCCAGCTAACCCTTGTGCAGGGCTTATTTTCTTGCTATTTTACAGACTGTATCGGTATTAATTCGGACTGTATCGGGATTGAGTCAGACTGTGCTTGCATTAGTACGGAATGTATTATATAATAAATGAAAAGAGATAGCTTGATATTGGCATGTCAGCTCTCTCCTGAAAAGTATAGACTTGAAGAAAAGGCCGACTACACCATTAGTTGGTCTTTTGTCTTATGTAAGTAAAATTACTTGCGATTAGACAAAATGATAGCAACGAGTGTACCAAAGGTTACCATCAAAGATAAGGCTTCGTATACAGTCATGCTATCACCTCCCTTGACAGGGAGAGAATCCGACTATCAAACTATCTCGGACAACATTATAACACACCTTTAAGCGCTTAACAATTTGTTAAAGCGCTTTTTCTATACCCCAAAGGAGGTACAAACAGAATGAAATTCAGTCAATATGCAGAGCAAGTAAATCCAAATACAATACAGGGGCAAGTACAAAGACCAGGCGATTTAAACAGCTACGGCGGTAATGGCGCTGGGTATGAGGCTATTGGTAGAGGATTGGGGGCTGCAAATGAAGCTTATAATAAATTTATCGAAAGTGTTGAGCAATCTAAAGTTGTAGAAGCTGATGCTGAATATGATAAACGTATTTCTAATTTATTATATAACCCGAAAGATGGTTTAATGCATGCTCAATATTCTAATGCAGAGGGGATAGCGGGGAAATTTCAGAATGAAGAACAAAAAATAAGACAGGAGATAATGGAGAAATATAAATTCAGTTTGAATAAGACTTCTAGTGTTTTTAATAATTGGGCTAATAACGATGCACAGAAAAGATTTATGTTAGTTGGCCAACATGAATATAAACAGGTTGAGGCTAACAAAGACTTGGCATTATCAAATAATATTGATGAAAATTTTAATTTTGCAATGCAAAATTATGATAATGATGAGTTAATAAAATCAGAATTTGATAAAAGTATAACTATTTTAATGGATAGATATGCGGGGCAAGATCCTGAATTTATAAAAAGTGAAGCAAAAAGATTATTATCACCTAAAATGGCCGCACTTGTTGGAACTGCTTTAGCGAATGATGATATTGACAGAGCTGGCGCGATTATTGAAAAATGGGGTGCCTTTATGCCTGCGGAAACAAGACTTTCTTATTCTAGAATTGCGCATGCCAGAAAAGAAAGAGAGTACGAATATTATACAGGCTTAAATATATACGAACGTTTTGGAGATGATTATGAGTCTGCCAGGAAGTATATTTATGGTGATAACTTTGGATATGATGGTGAAGCCGCTGTGCGGAGTGCAAGAGAAGATATTGGGAATAATTATGGTACTAACACATGTACGATAAGAAGTAATAATTGGATTGCTGCAGGTGGAGGCAAGGAAGGAAATGCTTGGGCTCCTACACAATTTGAAGATATGAAAGGCGCAGGATTGATTTTTACCGACAAGTCTCAATTACGAAGTGGTGATATTGTTTATTGGCATTACGGAGAAGACCCAAATGATGTTGATCATGTTGGGATATATGATGCAAAGACTGGAATGGTAATACAAAGTGGAGATCATGGAGTTGCAGAAATTCCGCTTGATTATGCAAATATTTCTGGGTTCGCAAGACCTAGAGGAAGAAATGTATCCATAGAAGATAAAGAAAAAGCATGGAATGCCTATGTTACTCAAGCTCATAATAACAATGCAATAAAAAATAACCATAAGAAAAGAATTATTGATAGCGTACAACAAGAAATGTGGAACAAATTTAAGACTGGCGTTATTGATCCAAAGGAATTTCAAAGTCTTGTATACAGTGTTTCTGGAGGCGATGCAGATATTGAAATGAACCTTTTAAAGTTCGGTGATGATTTGATTGGAATACAAGGCAAAGCTGCTGCCGCTGTATCTAATAGCAGCATTTATAAAGAAATCAAAGATGCTATTACAAATAGTACTGTAACGCCAGCAGAAGCCGTATCTTTAATCAATCAAAACGCAACAGTCTTAGGCGAAGCTGATAGAAGCAGATTGCTTGCTTTTGCTAGAAATCAAGATCCGAGAAATAAGGATATCGATAAACAGTTAGCTACTATAATCAATGAAGCGTTTTCTGATCCGGTGGAAAGAGGAGAAGCTCAAATTTTCTTGGATAATAAATTAGAAATTGTAACTGACCCTGATGCAAGATACACGGAAGGCTATGATGTATTGTATGGTACGAAGGATAGACCAGGGATTTTGCAGAATAAAGCCATTTTCAAAAATTTTAATAGCAAACAACGTGAATGGGGTTCCTTAAAGAGCAGTCTATCTCCTAAGCTTTATCCTTATATAGATGCATATCAGATTCAGAACGGAAATAATATTGATTTGGGGCAGGCAAAAACAATCTTTGAATCCATAAATCCGAACGATAAATACCAGATTTCGGCGCTTCAATATGCGACTGTTTATAATAGTCCAATGGATATTCAAGAGCTCAATAAACAAATTGCGGCTATGGCAGTTCGTGATGGTGTAGATGCTGCTCCACATTTGCTGGATATTCCGCAGCAGAGTGAAACAGTAGTACAGCAAAATGAAAGCACTCCATGGTTTAGCGATTGGGGAGCAAGTGAGCGTACTGGTTTAGCGGCAATGAGTTTTAGTGATACTCTGGAAGCTATAAAACAGCGTCACTTAGCAGCATTAAGAGGAGAAATTAACGAGGAGTGATAATATGGCAAGGTCTATATTGTATGATGTAGCAGCAGCAGGAAAGTTTATACCAGACGACTTAAAGACTAAAGCGTTACAAGGGGCTAATGCAAATAATATATCGCTTCAAATGGCCGCTCGTAATCCCGATTATTATTTACCTAAAAACTTTGATTATGACTGGAATAAATATGAGAAGATAGCACCAAGAACAGCAGAGGCGTTAAAAGACCCGGTGCTTATGAGCATTGCCGGCACTAAAGCTGCAGAATTTTGGGGCGAACAAGAGAATAACTGGAAAAGCATTACAGCACTGAAAAATGGCTTTAAGAATGTTGCTCGTAGTGGTTATGGTGCAGTTGCGCTCTTGGCTGATTTAGGAACAGACAAAAAAGATGTTGAGCTGACCACGGAATCTAAAGTGTTTAGTGCAGATACGATAGGGCGGCTTTTGTATGCTGTTGGCGGTGAAAAATTAAAAACTATTGGCACAGAAGCTAAACGCATTGGTGGCAGTGAGATATTTCAGCCAGAAGAAGTAAAGGCAGAGACTGCAGCAGGGCAGTTTTATTACGATTTACTGCAGAATGCACCACAATTAGCGGCACAGGTCGGCGTAGCAATTAGCACTGGCGGTTGGAGTGCGGCGGCTTTTCTGGGTAGCCAGATTGCAGGCGGTCAATATTTAGACATTACTGAAGCTGGTGTATCCAATGACAGAGCCAGAGCTGCGGCCACGTTAAACGCTGTTGCGCAGTCTGATCTTGCACAAGTTGG